CTCTTCAATAGTCGACTTAAGAAGTACAGAAACGACCTGATCAGTATTTCTATGATCGACACTGATGGTGGTACGGACATCAACGTCGCTGTAAGGAACATTGTAACAACAGGTAAGAACGCTCTAGTAATCACAGATGCTGAAGACTGTTGTTCTATATACAGTGATAAAGCATTCTTTATCGGTGTTCAGGGAGCCAACTTCCGTCACTTCGATAGTAGTGTCATGGCACAGTACGCTCAAAGACAACAATGTATCATCTTCAACGGTGTGACTATCGAGAACGTTGGTCCAGATGGTCGAGTAATTAAACTAAAAGAGAGGGTGTTCTAACCCTCTCTTTCTTAATCTTTTCTTATGGAACTATACCGTATCAAAAACATCAAGACCGGTCTTTTCTCTAAAGGAGGTATGGATTGTGATAAAGACAACACAACATACAGATGGAGTAAAAAGGGTAAGATCTGGACCGGTATTGGTCCACTTAAAAGTCATCTACGTCAGTATGTAAATGACAATGAGTACTCTAAAAAATACAAAAACAACATCCCAGAAGAGTGGATAGTTGTCAAACCTAGTAACGGTGACTGGGTAGAACACTGTAAAGCGAGATCACTGTATCCCGAAACAAAATATCAAACACCATGATTGAAGTAGTAGACTGGATAGACTATCCCAAAAAAGGAGAGTATCCAGAAAATAACGCAGGTGGTCTGGGAGGCTGGGTGGATGGAGAAAGCTTTGAAGAATACTTGGAAGAGTATGGTTCCTCCGTACATCCTTACTTAGAAGCCATCCGTAAAGACGTGGTGGCTAAATCACTCCGTCTCACCGGTGAACAGCACCAACACCATCCCAATGGAGTGCCTCTGTTCAATGACGGTACAGTGTCTCTATTCTCTTATAGAGCATGGGGAGACCTTATGGCCGCTATCTGGAACTCAGAGGAAAAGACAGACCAGTACCAGTATATGGATTTCTACATGTAAATAATCTATTATGAAAACTATTGTAATTGGAGACATCCACGGACGTACAGTCTGGAAGTTGATTATCCAGACTGAAAAGCCAGACTTTGTCATCTTTATGGGTGACTACTTTGATAACAAAGACGGTATCAGTGCTGTAGAACAGCTCCACAACTTCCTGGAGATTGTTGCGTACAAGAAAGAGAACTCAGACAAGTGTGTTCTTTTGTTAGGCAACCATGACTTAAGTTACTGGCCCGGTATCTACGGAGCTGGTGTATCTGGTTATCAAGCTGGAGCTGCAGCTAGTTTCACACAAGCTTTGTTAGAAAACAAAGAGTACTTACAAATGGCGTACGGTGACGGAGAACGTATCTACACTCATGCTGGTGTAAGTAAAGTGTGGCTAGAAGCAAACGGTTGGGGAGACGACGCTCCTATCGTTCCGTTTGTCAATGAGTTATGGGAGTATAAACCTTTAGCTTTTGAGTTCAACGGCATTGATCCTTACGGTGATAGTGTCACTCAAGGACCAACATGGATCAGACCACGCTCACTGATGAAAAGCTGGCAGAAAGATAAAGACAAACCTACTCAGGTTGTTGGTCATACTCAGGTATTAAAGATTGATCTGGAAGGTACTAAGAAGTGGACTAACGGTAAGCTCATTATGGTTGATGCCCTTGGTACATCTCAGGAATATCTGATCATCAACGACGGAGAAATATCTGTCGGTAAATACTTAAGCCCATGGAGCAAGAACTAAAAACCTTGCTATAAAAATAAAGGGGAGCTAACTACTCCCCTTTTTCTAATTTTCTGATCACCTTACTCAAACAGAAGTAGACCAGCCAGAAAAATCCTGATATAAAGTAAAACACCAGGATCGCTGACCAATAGTCTTTGGTAATCTGCGTAAGCTTGTACAACAAAACGTCGTACCCCAACGGTAAGAAGAACATCGCTAGGATCAGGCTCAGATCTTTCAGCTTCTGTAATTTGTTTACTGTCACCTTCCATGTGTTTTAGTATTGATTAACGACCCTGTCCTCTGTATTTAGAGACAGCTTTCTTTTTTGGACCACGAGACTTGGTGGCTTTACCACCTTTTCTGCGACCGAACGTGGTTTTTCGGTTGTCACTGCTTAGTTTAGCCATGAGTTTTTTGTTTCAGTTTAAGACGAGAGATCTCAGCATCAACAGCTTCCTTTGTATCTACTACAAAGACCTGAAGCTTAGTTACGATACGACTAGGTGAAGGATCAGCTTCAAGAACTTGACTCACCTTTTTACCGTCGTGTACCAGGACCCACTTGTTAACTATAACAGTGTCCACAGTACCTAATGAATTAGCTTGTACGTACATAGGGTTAAATTGTTGGAGGGGTATAAGTTACTGTTTCAGCTCCTCTAGTTATAAGTTCTTCTAACAGAGCAGCAATACCTTCTGGTACAGGAGGTAGCTCACTCATATACAACTGACCGTTCCAAAGAGTGGTTCCGTTTGTACCGTCAAGATCAACCAGGAGCTGTACAAAAGTTTCAATAGACTCCCAGTCAATTGTTTCACTATAACCAAAAGAAATACTATAAGGCATCTCTTTAGCTTCAGTGTCTACTGTTAACGTTTGCAGTCTAACAGGTAATGTAAGAGCAGTCCCTTCGTTAACATCAAAGTATTCTCTGTATGTAAACTTGGTTTGAGAAACATCTACATCCATGAGAACATTACCTCCCCATTGATTATTGATATATAACTCATCAAGAGTACAACCTGGTGACTTTACTAACACTGTACCTGACTGTTCGGGAGCGTAAAAAAGTTCAACTGATAAGGATCCTACAGTAGTATGAGCTGGAATCAATCCTGTTAGATCAAGATGATCTTCTGTAACAACGTAGTTATTCAGACGGTACTGTATGTCTTGAATGTAAACCAGATTGTTTCCTTCAATAGCTTGAAAAGTTGGACAGTCTTCAATACTGATTGATGCGCCAGTATAACTGTTTGAAGGAAAACCGATATACTTCACTTCATCAGACATTGTTATTTTCTCAAGTGCACTACAATTATTAAAGTTCCAGTTATCAGAGTCAAATGGTTCATAAGTAGATGTAAACTCTGTACCTTTTATTTTCACCTCTTTGATACGTGGGGTAATTCCTTCATTATTACCCCATACATTTAAACGTATTCTTGATACGTCAAAGAAAGTCCTACCTGTAATCTGATAAACACTTAATTGAGAGTTATAGGTAAATATGTCTTTTTGGTAAGAAGCGTCAATACTAACACTTTCTTCCACAGGAGCATTGTTCTCTGTAATAAACTCAACACCAATAGGTGGTCTAGTGTTTACAACGTCCAATACTGATCTACGTACTTCAGGACGTCTGAAGAAAGTACGTATAGAATCTCCTAAGTAAAAGGCAAGACTTTTCATTCTGATATGTTAAGCTTCGTTAGTAGATAATGAACCGTTACCGGCAAGAGTAATGACACGTACGTTAGCCGGTTGAGCTGTGTACTGAGGACGTCTAGCCTGAGACAGACGAGACTTAGCAATACGTACTACATTCACCTGGTTACCCTGGTTACCACCGAGTACATGGTATGCTGTAGCATCTTCTCCAACATAGAAACCTACGTGACCACCTGACTGACGAGTGAACGTAAGTACGTCACCCAGCATAGGAGTGGTAACACGTACACCGAAGTTGTTCCAGTTAAGCGCCCACAGAGGGTCTTTTACCACTGGACGACCAGCACGGTGCATTACGATAGCAGCGAAGAGTCCACACCAGGGAATCTCATCGTTGACATACACTTTCTCAAGACCAACTTCTTTGGCCCAACCCATGATAACCGGGTTGTGTTTTGAACCTACAGTCTCAGTGACACCGTAGAGTTCCATAGCTTTTAACAAGTGACGTGGAGCTTCTTCCTGAAGCAACCACTGGTACGCCTTTGGTACTTTCATAGGTTAGGTTTTTATTCAGCTGGAGGAGCTGTTGGCTCAGACTTACCAGCTACGCGGTTTGAAAACGTGGTAAGCGATAAAAGAGCAGCGATAAGACCAGCTTCCAAACCAAGAAGCATAGCTACGTCTGCATAAGACTTACCTATCTCCCACTCTGTAATACAGTGGTGGGTGTTGTAGATGAAATCCACAGAGAAAGCCAAGGCTAATACTCTACGAATAGACACCTTCTTACTAGTACCCAACCACATAGGTTCGAGGTACTTGAAAATCTGTTTCATAAGCAATCGTTGTAAGGGTTATCGGAGTTTGATCTTCCAGTAGGAAGACACTCCGTAAGTGAGTTCGGAGTTAAATACTCCTATGTTACCACCAAACACGCGGTCCTTTCTGTCTTTGTACAGAAGACCTACGTTTGCTCCGCTGATAGGAGCTTTCTGGTTACCCCAGATTCCACCCCCGACATAAAGCTGTCGTGTGGATTTATATGGTTCGTGTATAGTGATGGTAGTGGTTTCCTTTATCACCGGATACTTGAGGTCATAAGTCAATGACCTACCGGTGATCACGTTGGATACCACTGTATCTTTCACGGTTATAGAACCGATCGTATCAATTTTGAACTTTTGCTGGTATGTGTGTCTGCTGTAATAGCGATCACCCAGCTCAATATATCTGTCAAAGAGGTACTTGTATGTACTGTCTTTGAGCTTTATACTATCTCTCCAGCTTGTATCTACTTTAGGAGGAGCTGAAGGTTTTGGTTTACCATAGAAGGTATCAACTTTTGTAACCCATTGAGTATCAACTACTCTTACTGTATCTCTTTTGGGTGCCGGTGTATTAGAACTACCGGTACCACACCGTTGTAAGAACACAATAATAAGTAAGACCAGTATCACTACTGTCTGTACACTAAGCAGTTGTATTGGGTTTTTTCTTGACATACTCTAGTATTTTCTTTTGTCGAGTATCGAGGTATAAATCAGTCACAACACGGTCATCGGATTTGGGACCAGGTGTAATTGGAAGTGGACTTTTTGATAAAGACGCTACTTTCTTGGTCCCTTGACGAAAAAAATCAATCTGTTTTTCAATGTTGTCTATCCTGGTCTTGTCAATATTAGACTGAGCCATCAGAGACTTGACGTCGTTTTTGATCTCCTTTACGTCGTTCCAGATGATTGTACCCAGTATGGCTACTAGCGTTGGAAAAAGCCACACTTTGATCTGATTCGCAGTCTGATTTGCTGTCGCCATCTCTCTTTACAGTTTATTAAGCCACGGAATATTATGCTGGTAACTTAAACTCAACCACATCACCGGCTGGTTTCTTCAGACTAACAATCAAACTGTTAGGAATAATGTTGCCTTTCTTGTCAACACGGACGAAGTATCTCAGACCGTTAGGATTGCTTTGACCACCAGCAGCAGTTACCGCTGGAATCTCCAAAGAAGTCGCCGGTACCTTGTCAGCAGACATCATAGTACCTGGTATAGGCCAACCAAGAGCGTCCTTCTGTGCGTAAAATTTCTTAGCCATAGTTAGATAGTTGAAAGATGGTAAACTTTTAAGCTGTAGATCTTTGATACAATCTACAATATAATATACGACTTTTTGTAGAACTTACCTATATTTGTAGAACTAAACCTGTGAAGTTTATGGAGACTAGCTACTACGCTATCAGACTGGAACAAAAGTTAATCCAGGAGTTTAAAACAAAGTTCAGAGAGAAGATCGGTTACGAACCAGTTGTAATGACAAAGGTCCATATGGATGTCATACAGGACAACCAGGTAACGCATATACCGGTGCTTACTCTACAGGAGCTGTTGGAAAAGTTCGAACCGTTCCTACCCGAGGTTTACGGCTACACTTTCAGACTCCAATCAAAGAGTCGCAAAAGAGAGTTAGTAGATCTTAGAGCGATGTACTGCAGGATCGCTAAGTCAATGAAGTATCCACTATCTCAAATCGGAAAAGTACTGGGTGATAGAGATCACACTACCGTAATTCACGCTTTACGCATGTTCGACGGACAGATGAAGTACAACCCGGCTTTCAAAGACCAGTTCAACCGTATCCTGGAATCAATAAAAATCTATCCTAATGAGTCACCAGATCTGGATGTCCTTAATCAAGAACCAAGTGAGTCCGAACCAGCTTTACTTCCTTGATTGTTGCCGACATAAGATAAAACCCACTGGTATTGTTAATGCCGACGCTGAAAGAGTGTTGGCAGTTCGTAAGGGTTATCTCACCGAAGAAGGTGTACTGACCCACCAAGCTCTTCAGCTACTGGAAGAGTTTGAGACTTTCCTGGTTAAAACCAAGAAAAAAGTAGCCACAGAAGTCCTGGGAGACAACTTCCTGGAACGTATCAAAGAGTACCGGGAGATCTTTCCGGCCAAACGTTTACCCCACGGCGAACTGGCTCGACAGACTGTACAGGAACTCAAAGACAAGTTCATCTGGTTCTTCAAGACCTACCCGGATTTTTCCTGGGAACTGGTCCTGGAAGCTACAGACTACTATGTCTTTACAAAATCCAAGGAAGACTTCAAGTTCATGGCTACCAGCTCTTATTTTATCCAGAAAACAGACATGAAAACCAAGGTCGTCAAGAGTTTGCTGGCGGACTACTGTCAGGCTATTGTAGACGATCCTGAGATCCTAAAATCCTAGAAAAATCTTGTAGAACTATTTGGAGTTCTACATTGAGTTCTCTATCTTTACAGACTTCAAAACACACTACACATGTCTACAGAAACACCTTTTGAGCAAGAGCTCAGAGAATTATTCGAAAAGCTTCCTTTCGATGCAGAAACGACCAAAGCTGTTGACCCCGCGCTTGGTGAAGTTCGTTTGATCAACTTCAAAATCCTGAAACAAATCGTTGAGAACTACATGACTGCGGCCTATACCAAAGGTCTGGAAACTGCAACTAGTTCTGCGTTAGTAAACCCGTATTAAGGATGAGTACAACAAAGAAATACGGACGTAAAAGCTACGTTGACATGCTCAACAAGGGTTTGGTCTACGTAGAAAAAAGACGCACTGGTAAAATCAAGAGTTTAGCTACTCCTTGGAAAGGTCTCAATGACGCTAGCGTAGGTGGCTTAGAGTGGGGAAGTCTCTTCACCCTCGGAGCAAGACCAGGTTCTGGTAAGACTATGTTCGTGTCTCAGATCTTAAGGGAAGCTAGAAAACTCAACCCCGACCAGCATTTCAACATTCTAGAGTTTCAGCTGGAAATGGGAGAAGAACAGTACGCATCTCGACAATTCGCCGGTGAAACCGGTAAAGGATATGGAGAGATACTCAGCGCTACTTCACCGATTGATACGTTTACGATTAATCAAATGAACTCTTACATCCAACATTGTAAGCAAATGGAGGATACAGGGTATCAGCGTGACGTTGTAAACGATTCACTCAACAGTAAAGAGATGGAAGAAGTAATCTTCGAGACTTACATCGAGTACGGTAGTAAGCCAATGATCATTACTATTGACCACTCTTGGCTAATCAAGAAACTCTCAAACGAAAAAGACAAGTTTGAAACTCTGTACAACACTACAGAGATGCTGATGAACGTCAAGAAAAAGTTACCGGTGATTATCATTATGATCACCCAGCTTAACCGAAGTATTGACGAGCCACTCAGACGTCAACCTTGTTCTTTAGGTAACTATCCTACCAGTTCTGACATCTTCGGTGGTGACGCTTTATTCCAAGGTTCAGATATGGTTGGCGTATTAGCTAGACCATTTAAAGTTGACATCCTCCAGTATGGACCGTATGGTTACATGATCAATAATGAGGATATGGTGTTCTTACACATGCTCAAAATGCGTAACAGCTCAGACGACAACGCTATCATCTTTATGGAAGGTATGTTCAAGAAGCAGACGTTCATAGAGATACCTAGTCCTCAGATGGCAAGACCCCAAGGCGCAACAACCGGTGGATACGTTCCAAGACAACAACGTACAGGTAATAACTCGTCTCCAAGACCTGTATCTGCACCTATCGGAGATGAACTATAAAACACACCACACTATGCCACACGTAGCACAGATGACAAAAGAAGAACTCATGGAGTTCAAAAGACAACGTTTAGAAGATATCAGAGCCTATCACGCTGACCTGATCAGAGAGCTCGGTATCACTCCAAACGACTTCCAGATGAAGATGTTGTTTTACAACAAACAAGGTAAGCTGGTAGTCGGTATTTTCCCCAGTGAGTTCGAAAGAGAAAACGGTTTCTACTTCGAAATCATTAACCGTGATTACGAACCACAGGATTTCAAGAACCGTACAATCTATCGTATCCCTAAGAACGATGCGTATCAAGAAGAGTACGAGATGACCTCTAAAGGTTCCTACCTGGTTCCCCTGGAAGAGTTACGAGTTGTAAACCCAGCTTCGGTTGCTATCAGCGGTGCATCAGCTATCATTGACGCACCGACTACTGCTGTTTCCGGATCTTTTAGACCTGTTGGAACAATTGCTGATTCCAAACCTTCTCAACAAACAGCGTACAGAGCACCGGGTCCGATGGAAGACGCTCCGTTTAGTCAAATGACTATCCGTGATTACGTAGCCATCAAAAGTTCTAAACCAGTAAGTGCTAAACCCTGGTTGAACGAGCTCATCAAAACCTTAAATAACAAGTAACACATGGCAACCGGAGTATTGATTATTGCAGAATCAGGCTGTGGTAAGAGTACCGCTATCGAGAACCTTAACCCTGCCGAGACGTTCATCATTAACGTCGCCAACAAACCTTTACCCTTTAAAGGTTGGAAAAAGAAGTACAAACAGTGGACCAAACAAGACCCAACAGGTAACCTGTACATTCCAAGCGGTGCAGAAAGCATCGAGTCTTGTATGAGGTATGTTGCTGAAAAGCGTCCAGAGATCAAGACGATCGTTGTGGATGACTTCCAGTACATGAGTTCATTCGAGTTCTTCGACCGTGTAGGAGAAAAAGGTTACGAGAAGTTCACCGAGATCGGTGCACACTTAGCCAGGGTCGCTCGTCTACCCAAGCTTCTCAGAGAAGACTTGACCGTAGTATTTCTTACCCACGCAGAAGAAGGTACAGACCTGGAAGGTCGTAAGCGTTACAAAGCAAAGACTATCGGTAAGATGGTTGATGAAAAGCTTACCCTGGAAGGTTTGTTCTCTATCGTTCTGTACGGTAAAGCAAAGAAAGACGGCAACGGTCAGATCAGATACGTGTTTGAAACACAGACTACAGGTGACAACACTTGTAAGAGTCCAAAAGGTATGTTTGACTCCTTTGAGATTCAGAACGATCTCGCAATTGTCAAACAAGCTATCTACGATTTCGAAAACTAATTCCCTTCATTTTAAACAACAACCCTATGTTCAGTACCAAAGGACAGGAAGTAAAACAAGGTGGTGGCGTTCCTAAGTCACTGCAAGCCGGAGTATCGTATGCTCACATCTACAACTACCAGTTGAGAAAGTCAAACAAAGGAGACAAGATGGTTCTTGAGCTCTTCTTGGAGACTCCACCAATTGATGGTTTCGAAGGTTGGGCGATCGATAGAGACAACCAAGAAGGACCCAAACACAAGGGTCAGACCGCTAAAGTAACTGCTACATCTTGGACTGCAGACTTTAACGAGACCAATGTAGCCAAAAACGAAATCCTGGCTAAGGTAACCGTAATCTCAGAAGAACTGGGTAAGCGTGAACAGCTCGATGCTATCTCAGCTGTGAGCTTAGAAGACTGGGTAAACCAAGCTATGACCATTTTGAAAGGTCAGAATGCGTACTGGTTCCTGAAAGGTACCGAAGAAGAGTACAACGGTAAGACTGTTATTAAGCTGTCTCTGCCTAAGTACAAGTTCGTTAACCTGGATGAAAGCAAACTGGACAAGTTTGACAAGTCTAACCAGTACCACTACAAAGCACTGGCAGCTAGTAAGCCGGTAAGTTCTTTCGAGCCGGTTGATGATTTTAACGTTTAAGATCCTTCGGTATCATAGAAGGAGGATTTTAAACAACGGGGGAGTGTTTCTACACTCTCCCCTTTCTTTTTAAATCACTACCCTATGTTTAGTACTAAAAACCTTGTGCACGACGTCAAAGATGTACCGGTATCCTGGATCTTTGAACACTTCTGTAAACTCAAACAGAAACTGGACGGTAATGATGTAAAGATCAAAAGCATCTTTAACCCGAAAGAGAAAACACCGTCTATGTGTATCTACGTAGACGAGAAAAAACAGTGCTACAGATACAAGGACTTTTCTACAGGTAAAAGCGGATCCGCGATCGACATGATCAAAGACTTTTATTGTCTGGATTACAGGAAAGCTGTTCAGCTTATTGTAGAACAATACAATGACTTTGTACTACACAATAACGGAGGCTACGATGTTCAGCAGTTCAAGCAAGCTAGTAGGTATAAAGTGGACAACTACGAGCTCAGAGGGTGGACAACTCAAGATCAGTACTACTGGACTCAGTATAACATTGGATCACGTCTACTGGAAGAGTTCTGTGTTAAGCCTCTAAAGAGTTACCGAATGACCAAGGACACCGGCGAGGGTGAAATCACTCTGACAATCACCGGTAATTACATCTACGGGTACTTTACCAAGGAAGGAGATCTGTACAAGATCTACCAACCCAAAGTAAAAGACAAGAAGTTTCTGAAGGTTAAGAACTACGTCCAAGGTTCCGATCAGCTGACGGGTCAAAAATGGTTGGTCATCACCAGTTCCTTAAAAGACATCATGTCTTTGAAGTCACTGAAGCTGACCTTAGACTACCTGGCTCCGGACAGTGAAAACACGATGATCCGGAAAGAGATGATGGAAAAGCTCATGCAGCAGTATGAAAAGATCATCGTCCTGTTTGACTATGATGAAGCCGGTGTAAAAGCCATGGCTCAGTACCAGGCAGCTTATCCTGGTATAGGACTGGCCGTCTTACCCATGAGTAAGGATCCATCGGATAGTATCAAAGACTACGGTGCCAAGGAAGTAAGAAACCGACTCGTACCAATTATCAACAAAAAGCTGGAAGAAGTAGAAAGGTCTACAATATATTCCCTAGATTTGTAGAGCTAATCTACAAACACCCTATGGCAATACGTATACCGACCTGGTGGATGAAGCTACCCGATGGCTCAACCATCAACATTCACTCGATGGAAGACCTACCGGATGCTGACAAGTATACCGGTTTTGTCTATCTCATTCGTAATCAGCTTACTGGAAAGATCTACATCGGTAAGAAGGTATTCAGAAACACTCGTAAGAAGAAGATCAGTCAGCGTGTGAAGAAAGCTACCGGTACCCGTAAGACCTACGAGCGCCAGGTAAAAGAATCAGATTGGCTTGACTACTTCGGATCCTCTAAAGAACTGCTCGCTGACATCCAAAAGCACGGTAAGCAATACTTCAGTAGAGAGATTATTGAACTATGCTGTAGCAAGAAGTATCTATCCTACGCGGAAGTCTTCTGGCAGATGCAGTTCGATGTATTACGACGTAACAGTTACAACGGTAACATCCTGGGTAGATACTACACCAGAGATATGGAAAACTGTAAATCCTAACACATGACACTAGTAGCACCAGCGTCTAATCCCAGTACTGTAGGTGACATCTACGCTGAACTCAACGAAGCCAATCGTGAGATCAGTGAGCTCATACAGTTTATTGAGATGACAGAGGCTTTTACAAACGACAAACAAACACAAGCTCGTATCCAGACTTTTATGAGAGAGAAAGGATACTGGCCAAAGAAGACCAATTCCTAATCCTATGGAGTTACAAGAGTTATTTGAAGAATCGGTAAAGATTCACGAAAACGACTTCTTTAGTAAGAAGTTCTATTACTCCTATAGTTCTCTGAGTAAACTCATGTGGAGTCCACAGGTGTTTTACCAGATGTACGTCCTGGGTCTGAAAGAGGAAAAGATGGAACAGCACTTGTTACAGGGTAAGCTGATCCACCTACTCTTACTTCAACCAGAGAAATTCAAAGACGAGTTCATGTTATGTCCTACGTCTTTACCCACCGGTAACTTGAGAGCAGTTGTAGATGCGGTATTCCGTCATCACAAAGAACTTAAAGCAACCGGTGATCTCAGAAGTGATCTCCAAGACTTCACAGATGCAATCTTGGATGTCATGAGAGATATGAACTATCATCAATCTTTAAAGACAGACCAGCAGCGCTTAGATAAGATCTTGACTGAAGATGCTAAGAACTACTGGAACTTCTTACAAGAGAAAGGTGATAAGACCCTCGTTGATTTCGATACACTCAAATTCTGCGAAGACGCCGTACAGTTAATCCGGATGAACAAATCCGTATGTGAACTGATCGGTTGTGACATCACAGAGTTCGATAACAAAGAAGTGATCAACGAAGAACCATTTCAACTCGAT